TTCTGCACCTTTATTCCGCACTTGAAGACGGATTGATGGAGTAAGAGGAGAGACCCTCTTCCTCCTTGAGACCGTAATCAACTTGCAAGATCTTTCCGAGAGCCTTCGACGAGATGTGTTCGTAAACCTTCATATTTCCGAAAACCTCTTCAACCTCAAAGATCTCGCGTTCACTGAGTTTGTACCTCTGCCACATTTCTACACTGTCAACTTGGAAAAACTCATCAGCTTCGACTTTGTATTCAAAAGTCTTTTTGATAATCTTGTCAACTTGACTGTGTGTGCGGGGACTCAATTCAGGAACTTCCCGGTTCTTGAGATTGTCAATCAATGGAAACGACACTCGTGGATACGCCCCTTGTAGGAGCTTGTGTTGGAAGAGCTTAGCTCTATCGGAAAGCTGTTCATTCTTACGCCCTGGGAGATCTCCCCGGCATGTACCTGACATACGTAACAAAACCCCGATATTCAGTAAGGGTCTCAGCTGGCCCTGTGTATCAAAAACTGGGGAATGTTTCAAAAATTGGATGTCATGGTAGGTCTCACAAACTTCGCAGGTAACAATGTAACCGCATTGCTGTGCTGCCCTGGTCACTATGTCACCGACATCACCATCACCGAAGTCCGCTTCTGAAATTGATGTGGCAATGATTATGTTAGCTAAATTATTTATGGCGGTTGTGATTGTAGAGCCGGAATATAATCGTGGATGGACGTATTTCAATTTAACTCGACGAGTCCATTCGTTTACATCTCTAATCTTGATGGGTAGTCTACATTGCTCGACTAAGATGTGCAACACTTCGGCAATGTTAGCCTCTCTTGAAATGTTTTCAAACAAACAAAACAGAGTGGGTCCGTGTGATGCGTCACAGCTACTAATATCAAGGTTAAAGGTGTGAACGATACCGTTAACTCGGATTGAAAGACACGAGTCGTCGGAAAACAAGACAAAGAAGAATCTTAACGAAGGGTTGATCAACTCTGAGAAGACCCATGTCAGAATCGACTGTTTGGGTTTCTTACAGAAGTAGATCATGCCTCCGTTGATATAAATCGGTTTCTTCTCCATGGCATCCTTCAGTAATGCCATGATGACGAAACCCTGTAACGATGCGGCCACACCTAGATCTCCGATCATACGACCGAATTTACCCGGTTTGGCGATCTCATCCTTCATGAATTTGTAATGGACATCTTGCAACCAGAGTTTTTGGGCAATCTCTCCAGTTTCGACGAGTTCCAGATAAGCTTGAACTCTAAGCTTCATTTTTGGGTGCTTGTCTGCGTAATGCAAGACGGTCTCATTATGCATAGTCGTGAATCTAGACAGGACGTCCTGGTAGTTGGCGAAGATATCCATGAATATACCCCAATGATTTTTTATAAAATTTGTTTGATTCTTAATGAGGTTATAATGGAACTCTCCACCGTCCAACAGTTCATGCTGTTCTCCAAAAGCTTCGATTTTCTGCAACCTACACGCGGTCATCCGCCGCATTGCCAACCTAATGTTTTCGTTGGAGTTGCCAAAAATGACGCCATTGTGAGCGACACAGGGTCCGAAAAGAGTCCTATACGTCCCGTCTCTTTTAAAGACAGAACTATGTGGGAATCTCACTTCTCCCTCCTGAAAGTATTCACGACCTTTGCCGCTGGCGCGCCAGTGTTGATCAAAGACGAATTTTTTCTTAATGGTCCTCTCGTCTGTTTCACTGACGCCTACGCGGAAGATGGGCCGAACCTCTGGCGTCGGGAGGCTGGCCCGCTGTGAAAATGCGGCTTGAAGGAGCCGGGCATGGACGCGCTCAACATGGCGTACCGGTATGTCAAGCAATTCACAGCGTAAGCTACCGTGTTGATGTAAACATCTTGTAGTCGTATATAAAGGCTAAACCTTGGTAGCTTGGTGACGACGAAATTGACCCGGGAAATCAAACTGGCCATGGCAGTACCGTCCGCATTGATATACTTAGGCAGCAATAACTTATCATCGCGCATGATCTCGTGAAACATATCCATGTTCACGTCTCCACGCCGATGATCGGTATACAAGCTGCGTACGTAATTGAAAAATTCAGTGCGTCGGTGCTGATCCACGATTTTGCCTGGATTGTACCCATCGACATCCTTCCATATATATGAAAAATGGGTTGTGTCGTAAGTGGATACTGGTAAGGATCCGTGGAAAGCACCTGGTATCTCAGGAAAATCAGCGACTTCCTTGAGTAAGGGATTCATCCTGCGGATGACATTCTTCAAGTTAGTCCAGAATCCGGTGATTTCTTTGGCACCGAGATTCATGCTTATGACCCTTTCCTCGATACTATAGGTGTCGACCAGAGTGTAATCAAATCCACCAGCTACCTCTTCCTCTGCTGGCATATCGTCGTCCTTCTCATCCCCATGCGATTCATCAAAGTCTTCTGGATGAGGTACCACCATCACTGGTGGGGGCATAACCTGGACATCAACTTCCAGGTCCTTGAGCTCAGGAGCGGACGGTTGTGGCTCCTGAAGAGACATGGGTGCCCTTCCATGTTTCTCGTCCAATGGGTCAGAGGATTCTTCTCGTCGGGCTGCAACCTTGGTTTCGTCTCCACTAACAGTGGGTATTTTTAATTCAACGTGTGGTTGTGTCTCGACTGAGGAATCGCTCAGCTCACCGGGTACTTTCTCAGGTTTCTGCTGTTGTGTTAAACATTCAGCATACAGCTTAACTGAATGGTGCGCGGCCTTCTCCTCACCCGGATGGTGGAAATGCGCTTGACCAACCTTAGGTTGGCACTTGTCGCAGTCTTTAGCCCGGTTGGCATGTTGACAAACAGCATACTTGACAGGTTTCCATTCCAACTTGCCTTCGCTTTTCATCTTAGTGAGCTTTCGTCTCATGGCCGGGTTTATCTTTCCTTTTTTCGGGTGTCGATGGGTTGGGCAATGACATAAGTAACCGTATTTGCACTCGACGACCTTTGTCACTTCGAAAGGTACGCAATTCGCAACCTTTTCGAAGAAGACGGGTCCTGGGTTTTTGGCTTCACCAATACGTACCCCTTGGAACCGGTCCTTGCGCTTACGCCGGGAAGTGAATTTGTGTTTCGTCCCGGATCGGTGTGACTTCCTAACACGCCGTCCGAGGGTAGTTCCGTTTTGCTTGGAGCGACGTTCTTTCTGTTTACGTCGGTCTCGAGAATGGCGATTTTCCTCCACGAAACTAGGTTGGAGGATGCCATCTATAACTATTCTTGAGTCGTGGTACACTTTAGGTAGATTAATTCTCCCCGAAGGCTCTACCAGACCTTGGGTGCAATGAAGCGGATTCTGACGAGAATCGGCCGCAGAGGCTGGGATTTTTACCCTCCGGACCATACAGGATTTCTTTGAGGGACTTATCATGATGTTTTAAAGTTTTTGGAGTTTCTTGATCATAGGAGGTACTCCGAACTCTCCTAATTGCAATTGCTTTGGAAGCGGAAAAAGTTTGAGCAGGTGTTACCGGCGGGGCAAAGCCCCGCCGGTCACACCTGCAGTGTAATGGCCACCCTAGGGAGGGAGATGGAAGGAGATTTCCGCGAGATCTCCACCTCGCGGAACGGTATTTCAGTTGCATCAGAGTGCCTTCCTCCTGGTTGAACCGTAGTATTCTTAATCGTTGACTACTACCGGCCCTGTGACACCCCCAACCGACAGTTGGCGGGCTAATGACATGGAAGACCGGCAGCCACCGCGGACTGCACAACCAGGATTTGGGGTAGGATGATGCATAAACTTGCGTAGATGTCTTCATAACTCGGAATGGAATTGTAAGGAATTTCTATTGCGGTTAACGAAATACTTACCGGCGTACACAAGAGCACTGGTAAGTTTGGTTGCCCAACCAGGTATGTTAGCATCAAGCCATGACGTAGCGGCTTGAAACTTTGGTGTACCTGATTGAGCGACAGGAACAACATTGGCGGCGTTAGCGTTAGGTTCGGGACGCCACTCAATGTTTTTGGTTAGCTCATAAGTGAATAAGCATGTTGGCTGGTCAGCACTAATCGAGACTCCCCTCCAAGCGATCCCGTAAACATTGGGAGCTTGTATACGGCCGGCAGCAGATTTACCTGTATTCTGG